GTATATGTTAAAACTCTTCTAGTGGTATAATCACCCTCATAATCATCTTGGAATGTTATGTTTTCTAAAACAATGGGAACATCTCTTTTCTCATTTACACCTTCACCAACTAAATTTATGGTCAAATTGTATGCTGGTTGGAAATATGGAAGTATTTGTTCGATAATTTGTAAAGCATCATCATTTAATTTTGATAATATGCTGAGTTCAAATTGCATATTATATGGAACTGGCATGTATGCCTTTTTTGTAATGCTGTTTGTATCAGCATCCTTTACCGTAAATTGTTGAGTCGTCGTTACTTTACGTGAAGGATCATACGTCAGTCCAGTAAACTCAAATGACATTCTTGGAAGAGTTATTTGAGTTGACTTGTTTAAATCTGGGGACTGTTCTAGTCTTGCCAAAAACTTTTGAGTTGGTCCGTAAGCAAGAGGAACTTTGATAATGTTTGCGACATTATCGGAAGAATCTGTTTGCTTAATAGTTACACCATTGAAAAGTGTACCAAATGATATGATAACTTTCCTCAATATCTCGTGATAAAAATACTCAAACATTTTACTTTGACATTAGTTCCCTATTAAAAACTATTTAGGGTTGACCAAATGGATTTATTTCACTGAAATCTAATATTGCATCTGCTTCTAATTCAAACTCTTGGTTGTCAACATAACCATCATCCACTGGATAATCATTTACACTTCTGATTGCATGGGAAGCAGATGAAGTTGATCCAACTACATTTTCATTAGTTACAAATGTTCCTGTAACTTCGTATACGTCTAAAATATTTTCCGAAGCGTTCCACGATCTTACTCTAGCAGTTGCTCCACTTCTTGATCCTGTGATAACTTCATTGAACTGGAAATTACCCGTGGACAAACTCGTTGGTTCTGCGATTGTTATCGTTGGTGCTTGAGTATATCCAGCACCTGCATTTGTTAAATGAATCGCTGAGATGGTGCCAGAAGAGGTTAGAATCGCTGTTGCGGCTGCAGAGACGGTAGAAACACCTGTGAACGTAATTGTCGGTGTTGTAGTGTAACCAGAACCACCACTTGTTACAGTCACTATTCCAATAACACCATTTTCTATAACAGCAGTAGCAGCTGCACCAGTACCACCGCCACCAGAAACTTTGATAGTTGGTGCAACAGTATAACCAGATCCAGCGTTAACAACGTTGATATTCTGTACAGATTTTGATCCTGGATTTGCACTGTTTGTGCATACAACGATGCCACCAATTAAAGTTGCCGTTGCAATTCCAGTTACCCCTCCAGATGGTGCTGATCCAATTCCAATTTTTGGTGCATAGGTATATCCAGATCCTCTATTGCTTATTGTAAAGAACTGAATGCCGCCATTAACAACAGACACCGTTGCGGTTGCCCTGGATGGTTCCCCAGCAAGGTTTAATCTTAAAGATGGTCCTATCAGAATTGTTGATCCATCTACACCATCTATCGGTTCTAATGTATCATCAATCTCATCAATTCCAGTGTCAATGACTTCTCCTTCATATCTAAAGAGTTCGCATTTTAATTCATAAACATAATTTTTTTGTAGTTGATAAAATGGTTTTTCGTGCTCTACGTATTTGATTTCAAATAATCTGTCTCCAAGAGGGAAGTAAATTAAATCACCTTCTTTTGGTCTTGTAGATAATTTGATATTAGTTTCATTTTTTATAAGTGGTGAAATATAACTTTCAAATCTTTCTTTTGAAATTATCAAAGTTATTTCATTTGTTGCTTGTATTCCAAACTTTGATAAAAGAGTTGGATTATCTCCATATCCATCAAAACTATCAACATATGCCTCAATTGGATAGGCATCGTCAAATTTTGACTGAGAAACTTCTCTTATAATAGTCTTTTCATTTACATACTTCCTTGGAAGATAATGTACATCGACACCATACATCCTCAACTGTTCGTTGATTAGACTCTGAACTAAATTCTGTTCTTGGGATGAACCTTGAAGAAAATATGGGTTTAGCATGGTTTTATCCAATCATGTCTAATGGGGGAAGTTCGTAAGTATTGGACATTTTCTCCATAAGAGTATCTAACTCTTTTTGTGCATCATCATAAATTTGTCTTCCATTAAGTTCTACTCCACCAGGAAGTTTAACACCTTGGAACTTAATAAGATTTTGCCCCCACTGTTTTTTAAGCAAAATTGTCAAATATTTTTTAAGGAAAGAGTCATTCCAGACTCTGCTGTAATCATTTGGATCTAAAAGTCTATAACAATCTATGATCAAATAGTCATTGACGCTCACGCTACCCCAATCAATATCCAAATATAATCTATCTTGTCTTTGGTTAAATCTAATTTGCTTTTCTGTTGTCAACAAGAAATCAATATCCGAAAGATATGATTTAGTCATTGCATAAGTTAAAATCTCAGTAGATCCCCAGTAGTAGATATCATTTAAAAATAGTTGATATTTAACACTAAACATATTGTTTGTTGTAGTGTTGCTACCATCAAAATGATAGATTTTACTAATACCAATTACTGATGGTGGAATTTGTAAATAATTGCTATTTTCTTTATATGAAAATGTAGTAGATACTCCATCTATAGTTGCGGATGCAGTTGTCGTGACAATACCAGCAACTGTACCGCCTCCAGGAGATCTTCCCCTATCAATATCTGCCTGAGTGACTTGGTATTTTAAAAACGTCTGAGTTACTCCGTCAAAATGTCTTTCATGGAAATATTGCAAAGCATCATCAACAAGATCTTCTACTTGCTCGTCCGCAACATTGATTTCTAGAACAGGAGCTCCTAATTGCCTCTTGCAATAGTTTATTAGTTCTGTTCTTGTAGTTGGTTGCGCCATTTATACAGTACCTCTTTGAGTATTTATGGTGCTGATGAAATACCTGGTTTTACTAAAATATTTCCATCTAAAATTCTGTATACTGTTGCACCAGAACTTACTAGAACGTCATAAACATATCTACCTTCTGTTAAAGATCTGGTATCAGTTGACCCGAGAGAGATCTTAAACTTTCCTCCAGCAGCACTTGTAAATCCTACAGAAAAGGTTGCTACTGCGTATGATGTAGATCCAACAGAAACACTTTTTGCCATCTGTGACGAACCAGTCCACCCAGTTGTCGTTGCAATTCCAACTGCATTATCACCAGAAAAATCAAAAGCAGTATTTGCGACACTAACTACTTCAAAGTTTGCATTAAAATCTGCTCCAGTGTTAATAACTAGATTTGAAGAATAGGAAGATTCTGAGTCTGGATCAAAAGTAAACTTTTTAGTCGCCATTTGGCACTCCTATAAATGCTAAAGTTTCCTGCTGTTTATAATAAAGTTTGCAATAAGATTTAGCGATATTTCTAAGAGATTCTAAATCACATATATTATCTATTTCAGTTGCAATTTTGAAATATTCAAAACTTTTTGTCAAATTTTCTAATGAAATTTTGTCTGGGTTCATTTTACTAATTTCCTCAATAACAATTTGATCTCACTCAGATCATCCTTTATGCTAGCAACTTCAGACTCAAGTTCATTTATTTTCTGAACTTCTTCCTTTTTTAGTTGCCTACGAGAAATATACTCCTCATAGGCATTTGTGTTTGTATTAATAATGGCATTTGTCAGAGGATCTCTGACTAAATCCGATCTCCCCTTTACTCTTATCTCTTCCATGTTATGCAAGTGCAATGGTTCTCAATTGTTTAATTCTAGGAACATATGCTTGATTTGTGGAAGTTGCTACCAATTTAATTCTATACGATTTAAATGATGGAAGTTCGTCAACAGTAAATACATATTCTTTGAAAGTCAAATCGTCCGACAAGAACCCTTCAGAAGCATCTGAAACAGGAACTAACTTATCAGAAGTTCCATCGTTCAGGGAAGAATATCCAGGGAATGCTTCAAAAATTGGTTCAAAGTTTTGAGAATTACCAATTGCATAAAAAGCTCTAATGTCATTATATTGGTTGATATGTGCAGAAACAATCAACTTGATACTAGTTCCAGGAGTTTCAAGGATATTTTCTTTAGTCACATACTGGAATGCTGATGGGTCAGCATCAATAGAATTGACTCTATTATCTTCAATATAATCTGTAACTGCTCTGTCAACTCTGTTAGAAATCAGAATTGCACTCATTCTTTGAGTGTCAATAATTGGACTTAAACGAGGATCGTTAGACTGCAAGGAAATTGACATATTAAAGGAACGATCGCCAGCAAATTCGTCCAATGTTGCATTGTTTAGTTCATTTACCCTAGATGCAATAATTCTTGGTGAGGTCAAGTAGTTTGTTGCATTGATAGTAATA